GGAGTCATACCAGCGGTGTATGGAATCAGTTGGATCCCCTGACAATCGTTCCCGAGCAAGCAATTGACCCTTGGATCAAACCAATAGCAGGTGCTCGCTGGGTAGCAGCAGCACTTACCGCAACAGGATTTGCATCATTTACTGCAACAGGTGTGCATAACACCTTACGCATTGCTCCAATTACAGTTGGATATGATATTAACATAAATGGTCTGGAAGCATATGTTGTCACAGGTGCTGCACAAACAGGTATTGAACTTTGCATCTATGCATCAGATCCCAATACTGGACATCCTATAGGTGCTCCTCTGTATCAAAGTGGAGTGCTTGCAACAACAGCATCATCCACTACGGTATCCTTCTCATTTGGAGCAAGTCTATTGCTTACAAAGGGAAATACCTACTGGGTAGGTGCTCGTTACCAAAGTATTGGTGGTCTATCTGCGGTATACCGTGGACTTTCACCCACCTCATTTAGACCATATTCTTTCAACCTTGCAACTACAGGTATGATCTACCACACCAATATCACTTCAACTGCTGGTGGTGCAGTCTATAACTTCACAACCAATCCATTTGTTGCGACAACAGGTGCTGGAGGTATCAATCATATTGCAGTTGCTCTAGTCGTCGTATAAGGAGCATTCATGGATATCAGCATACTCGCCGCAGCAATAGGAGTGATTGCTACAATATGGAGTTTGGGATGGAAGATCTCAAGTTATATCAATGACATCAAGATTACTGTTGCTCGTATTGAAGCACTTCTTCAAGCAACTTCCTCTCGCCTTGACCGTATTGAAGTTGAAGTCAAGGACATTGACAACAGACTACGAAAGCAGGAAAACAATGAAAAAGGAACATAAGATCATATTCTTCGTATCACTTATTGCCGTTGGAATCATGCTCACACTACAAGCATGTGACTTAAGATCATTTGTGAAAGTAGATGTTCCACCTGATGTGATCGCAGCAACAAAGGTAGAACCTCCAGTTACGCTCAAGGAGGTAGAAGATGTCCGTGAGGATTGGATCTTTTATGTTGAGTCAAACACCAAGCGACTTGACGAGTCCATTGCCGAAGGAGAACAAACCTATGCGACGATCCACCAGATTGTCTCTGTCGGTCTTGACACCGCTTCCACAGCGTCTAACAGCATTCCGTATGGGGGGATTCTCTTTGGAGCGTTGACAGGTATTACTGGTCTAATGCTTCCACAACCAAAGTTCAGTAGAAAGAAGGAATAATATGGCAGGATATATGAAGAGGAAGTGCTGTGGAGGATGTGGAGGACCACCTAACTGTCCGACTTGGTGTGCTTGCCTTCCAACCACCACAAAGACATTGCGAGTAGATCTATCCCAAAGATGGGAAATTGTAGATGGTGGTGTTCTCAAGGATTATGCACAGCATGATGTGACTATTCGTGGTGTGACTTTGGTAAAGTATTCGGTTGGATCTGACTGCTATATGGTATCCGATGGACTGTCGGGAACATGGCAAAGCGACATGACCTATTCCAACAAGTCATATCCCTACCTTGGTTTCTACATTCAACCTAACTGCCGTGGATGTCAGAATCTACAGCAATGCCGCATAACAACAGAAGTGGGTAATGGAACAATTGCAGCAGGGGATGTAAAGATTGACTGCTATGACCCCTGCAATATGCCAATTAGTGGTCAGAACCTATTTCCAACAAATAGAATCCTACTTGACTTCCTGATGCCATTGACTCTTACTGATACTTGCTACAATGAGTGTCTACAATATGTCTGTGGATCACCAGTTCCACCTTATACAGTCTTTAAACCATTCCTAGCAGAGATATACGGAGAGTGGGAGTGTCTAAACAACAATACCTTTGATAGAAGCACCCTAAAATGGTATAATCTCTACGATGGTGCAGTTCCACAGAATGACAGTTTCATTTGCACAAATACCAACATTTGTTCAGGTGGATGTAAAGGACATAGAACCTGTGTTTGCCAAAATCCACAATGCACAGGTGGATACATACCCCAGTATGATTATTGGAAAAGATACGATCTAGAGACTTGCCCCGAATCTATTTGCACAGATACCCACTCCTGTTGGAATGGAGCATACGGCAACCAACCACCTGTCTATGAGTGCAGTTGCAATAATTATCAGGGAAGTGGGTATAATAAGAGGGTATACAAGCATTGGATGGAATATAGTGTGACCCTAATTTAAGGAGGAAATATGAGAGGATTAGGAGACTTGGTAGCGTTAATTTTAACCCCCTTTAAACCGCTTATAAGACGGTTCTACGGGAAGAAGGACTGTGGGTGCGTCAAGCGTCAGGAAGCGTTAAATGAGAAATTCCCATTTGGTAATAAGGTGCTTACCCCAGAGGAAGTTCAAAAATACCATGCCAAAAGGGAAGAGTTCACAAAGAAAATGGAACAATTTCTACAAAATTCTGAAGGAATTTCCAAAAACGAACCGAAAACTTGACTGTGGAAATCTTTTCGGGTATACATACTATAGTTCTTGAGGGGACTCCGAAGTAAAAGTTCGGGAAGTAGGTGCTCGTAGTTCAAAGCAGATCATTAGGATCCGAGACTGAACAAACCCTGACAGACAACATTTCATCAGGTTGGCAAACCATAAGTTTCCCTGCTCCACCAGTAGATTGAAATCGTGAGATCGTGGATGATGTAAGGAAAAATCAAGTCTACGGACTAACCACGGACTTGGGGTAGCAATACTCATAGCACTAGAAGGGATGATTGTCCAGAGATGGTCATAGAGTGCAAGTTGCTGATATACGAGACATGGACTCAAAATCAGACAACCTCCATATCAGTTGTCCTTTATTTGGACTGACTGGTATGGGGATGTTGCATCCATACTCAACGGATCTAAAATCAGGTATGACTTCCGTCTACATAGTCTAGAGGATAACATCTTGCCCCAAAATATACACCTAACGAACATTCCACTTGAACTTTATGAAACCAACCAATATGGTGAAACCAAGAAACATAAGGCAACCATACAAGAGATCCTAATGGACAGTAAAGGACATCCTTACCAGTTATTGATAACTTGGAACGGTAAAACTAGACGAGTAGCACCAAAGTATTTGGATGGAAAACTACAGTTCAACGGTAGATACAATACCTTTGATGGATACATAGAAGACGATATACATACTAGTGCCATTTAAATCTCCCTTTTGGATAGGAACCCCGAGCAGTTTGGGGTTCTTATCTTTCCCGTCCGCAGCATCTTGCGGAGGACGGGCATAGGTGACAAATAGTCATGCTTCTAGAAGAAATTCCTAATAACCTAGAAACGGATACAAGGAATTGTCAAAGATGTGTATAATATACATAATAGAGTGGCAAGAATGGTTCTATGCCACCAAGAAAAAAGGAGACAAGAATGGACACATATACAATCTACACAATATCAGAGAACGGTAAAGTCATCTATGTCGGTAAGACAGCAAATGATCCAAGAAACAGATGGACAGAGCATAAGGTAAGAGCAAGATCATTATCCAAGCACGCAAGACCATTGCACTACCATATGAATACCGTATCTACAGACCACAAGAAGTTCCCAGAGTTCCTTCAGCAGATCATTACAACCACTACTGACAAGCAAGCAGCAGAGGATCTGGAAGTGGCATACATCAAGGCATTCCAGACTCACATATCAGGATTTAATAAATATCTTGGTGGTGGAACAAAGGGCAAACCTGTAAAGAGCATTCGTCCACAATCCCAGAATGACATTACAACCAGATGACATCTTCAAGTATCATAATCAACAAGTGGCAGGGATAGATCTTTCATTGTCCTGCCCCGCTCTTGTGATCGTTCCTCCCACCCCTAAACCTGACTTCATCCTTCCATTCCAGATCTGTGAAGCACACTATCTGACCAATAAGGTTAAATACGCTATCCAGAAAGATAACATAAACGGGAGTCTCTTCGGGGCATGGGAAAACGACCAAGAGCGTTATGAAACAATAGCAGAGTGGGTGATTACTATTCTCAATGCCAAGAACATCAAGCATGTTGCATTAGAGGATTATGCCTATAGCAAGCATTCATCCATCACCGCATTGGCAGAGAACATGGGAATCCTTAAGTATTTCCTCTATAAGCATGATATCTCATACGACCTGTATTCACCATCTTCCATAAAGAAATGTGCCACAGGTAAGGGAAATGCCAAGAAGGAACAGATGCGAGATGCCTTCTATCAAGATACTGATTATGACATACAAGGTGTGTTCAACCGTAAACCAACGGATAAACCAGCATCACCTGTAAACGATATCATAGATGCCTACTACCTAGCACTATCAGTAAGGGTAGCAGCAGCAGTCCAAGAAAGAGAATATCAAGAAGGGAAGAACAAATGCTAAAGAACATTACACTAGGAGAAGTCTGGGAAGGATTCAAGGAATGGTATACGAACATGAGTGTCGTATTCACAACTGCCATCATAGTGGGATGGATCGTATCATGGATAGTCCTGAAGATCGTTTAAGGGAAGAGAATATCCCCTCATTCAATCCCAGACCAAAGGTTAAGCAGTTTACAGATCCTAAACTCATAAAGGATCCAAAGAAACTAAATGGATGGAAATGGTATCACACAAGAAGAGAATACCTGATGTATCATCCATACTGTGCCAAATGCGGCAATCTAGGTGAGGAAGTCCACCATGTGTATCCAAGACATTCCCATCCACATCTGATATACAAATGGAACAACCTACTGACATTATGTAAAGAGTGTCACAAGAAGGAACATAGAGAAGAGGAACACCAATGAGATATAGACTACTCAAACTACCTGATAATATTGAAGCATGTCACGATCTAATCAACATTCTAGTAGCAGAACTGAATGAGTATCATGATGCCATGCGTCCAAATGATGAAGAAGATAGTATCCCCTCTGCACAGGACAAGAAATTCAGTGCATCTTTCCCCACGGATTATTGGAATAATTGTGCGGGTGCGAACGGGGGGGTAGAATTTGAGGGGTTTGGGGGTCATCGTCCCCCCTCTGCATACTCCGAAACTGTTTGCGAAGGTCCGAGGGGTTCGTATGTCAACTGTCCCTTCTAATCAACCATCAGTAAAAGAAAGAATACTCACCTACGCACAGAACATCCTAGACGGCAAGACAGATAACAATAAGTGGATCTACGCATCTGCACGACGATTCTTTGCTGACCTAGAGAGACAGGATGTTTACTTTGATTGGGATGAAGCAGAGAAGGTAAACACACACTTTGAATCCCTGTCCCTAGTAGGAGAATGGTCAAAGGAAAAGTTCAATCTACACGATTGGCAATTGTTCGTTGTTACCAATATCCTCTGCTGGAAGGTCACAGAAGACAAGCGTAAAAGATTTAAACTAAATGTGCTACAGGTTGCCCGAGGTAACGGTAAAACCACCCTGATGGCAGGATTGGCACTCTACGACTTTCTTCAAGGTGACGGTAAACGAGTGCATGTCCTTGCCAATAACGAAGAGCAAGCAAGCAT